GCATGGTTCTTCGGTAGAAATATCTCAACCAGTCGAGGAAGACTTTGATTGGTTTTGAAGCCTAACTCCTGTCTAATCTCCCCTAGAAATGTCGTGCCGTTTTTGTCTAAAACGGGAGTTTCTGAGGGGTATGATGTGTTGGCGACATTACAGAATTCATCGTGAGATTAGTATTCGAGCAAGGTAAATGTGACTTGTGGAGAAATTGACATTCAAATGGGTGCGAAGCCTATATCAAAAATAAGAGGAATAAATATGTTAAAATTAGAAGATGAAATGTTAGAGACAAATCGTGCAATTGTAAAGATGCAAAATGTATCTTTTATCAATTGGAAGAAATATAATAATAATAAGTATGAAGTATTCATTACTGTGAAAAATCAGAGTGACCAAATCACACAAATGCTTACTGATGATGAATTAATAGATTTAAAGAAATATTATGCTGAATGTGCTAAAAAGAATAGTGTCATTTCAGAAAGGCCCGACTCTGAATTATTAAGAGTCAATCAGAAAATTAGTATTGAGGATGGAATACTAATTGATAGTCATAGATGCGTAGTGGACTTGGCACTAGTAGAGTTTATAACAATTAAAGAAAACTACTATACTGGTGAGTATATCATAAAACTACACTTTCAAAATAAAGAGGTTCGTCTTTATTTAGGAAACTATGATGAAGTAGAAAGTATAATAGGAATATGGACACAATATAGGTGATAATATGGGATTAACAGATAGTAAAAAAACAATGGCTAAAGCAATAGGAAATAAAAGAGTAGAGGATTTTATTGGTAAGTTACAAGAGCAAACTAATGCTAGAAAGTCTAGAAACAATCGCTTAGTTTGCGGCATTTGGGGAGAACCTAAAACCGTAAAAAGTGGATTGGCATTAGATTTTCCAAATAAACAAATTTATGTTTTAGATTGGGACGATGGTTGTGAACCTACTTGGAGACAAAACCACGATACAACAGAAAGGATTACTCTTTGGAATCCAGAAGTTAGAAACGCTAATGGTGAACTAGATATTAAAGCATCTGAACAAAACTCAGAAGATTTTGTTTTGTATGTAAAATCTCAAATAGAAAAGGGAGAAGATGTTCTTTTTGTATTTGATGGAATTGATAAGTGGCTTGATTGTTGCACACTTCATGTGACTGGTTCTTCTAAAATTGGAAAGCCTCAGAAAATGAAGTTTGAATGGGGGAAGCGAAATGCTCCCTTTTACTCTCTTTTGATGATGTGTAAGAACTTAAATTGTGACCAAATATACATTACTCATGCTAAAGCAGACTATGGTTCTACTGGTGAAGTAATAGGAACTAAACCTAATTGGCACAATTGGGGAGATTATCTCTATCAAATAGTTACAACCAAAAGAACACTTAGAAAAGGAGATGTAGTCTATAAAGCAGAACTACTCAGTAGTAAAACTAATACTAAGTTAGTGGGCAAGTCTTGGAATACTTTAGAAGTTTCTAATGGAGAAGTAAATTGGAACGGTATTCCGGAACTAAAGGAGGGTAAACTATGAATGAAGAAGATACATATAAGTGGGGAAGCAACACAGAAACTCTATTCAAAAGAATAGGTGTTAGGTTCAATATAACATTTAACTCAGGTAATAAAGAAGCCACAGAATATATAGGAACTCTAAGTGGAGTATCTCATAGTTCAAACATGACTTTATTATATTTTAATGAAAATGAATTGATTCTCCCTTTGAAGGAAGTAATATTTATGGAGGAATTTAAATGAAACTAGCAATAATAACAAAAGCATTTAGCGATGCGTTAAAAAATATGATGATTAAAGGAAAACAATTGACAAGCGGAGGATTTTCTAGTGGAAATCTAGGAACTGAAGTTCATTTGACATTAACTGGAAATGAATTAATGTTTTACAATGGAGATGGAACCTTTATGGCTAGATTAAAATTAGATAACCCAATTGTAAGAGGCACAGAAGACGGTGTTTGTTCAATAGATTCAAACGACCTTATTTCATATCTCAGCACCTTTGATAAAGATGAATATGTTTTTATTTCGGTTTCTGATGGTTGCATGTCTATAACACAGGCCGTAACTGAAGATGATACTACCGTTAAGAAAGCGGTCTGCCCTATATTGAATGAACATTCTGATTTGGAAACAATAAACAGAATGATAACTATGGTTAGTCATATTAATTATGAGGCGATACCGAATAACTTACCTAACTTTAGTAATTCTAAATTTGAAGGAGCATTTACATTAAGCAACGATGAGTTCAAGAAAGCCTTGAATAATTGTGAATTAGTTAAGACTGGTTTGTTTAAATTGGACTTTAATGCTAGAACAGTTACATTTTCTAGTGAAATGAACAGACAGAATAGATACTCTGAAAGAGTAATACCAACTTTTACATTAGGAGAAGAAGCAACAGTAATGTTCTCCTCCCCACTATATTCTTTCTTTGATTCTAGTCAGACCCTTAACTTTTATGTAAAAGATGAGTTCCCAGTCTTGATATTAGCAGAAGATAGACTACTACTGAAAGCCCCGTATGTCGGTGAGTAAAATGATTATCAGTAGATGCGATAATGGAAAAAGCATCTACCTTTCTTGGAGAGAAAACGGCACTAAGTCTGAAAAGTTAGTGCCATTTTCTCCCTATTTCTATGTTAAAGAAAGTGCTAAAGAACCCACCAATTATTCGGTTTCTAAAATTACTAGAAACTACGAATATGTAAGAGATGGTTCAGTAAATTTAAACAAAGAAGAATTAAAAAAGGTGGTTGTAGATTGTTCTTTTGATGTTGCACAAGCAAAAAAGAAATGGAAAAATACCTACGAAGCAGATGTTCCTTTACATTTTAGATATGCAGTAGATTGTATTGAAGAAATGCCAGAATATGAAATGCGTAAGTGGTATTGGGATATGGAATGGCAACAAGGTGGAAAATATCATGATTGTATTACTACTATTGTAATGTATGATAATTACGATAAGAAGTATTACCAGTGGGTATGGCTTCCTATTGATGAAGAATTAGATACTCAATTTGATACCGGAGTTAGATTTATTTTTGATAATGAAAAAGATATGATTCAATCCTTCCTACTAAACATGGTAGTAAAAGACCCTGATATGTTAATTGCTTGGTTCGGTAATAGATTCGATTTACCACATCTAATCAAAAGAGCATGTGAATTAGGACTAGACCCTACTATCATGTCTCCCATTGGCTCAGTAAAAGGATTGAAGAAAACTAAAACTGGTTATAGATTCACTAAAGCAGAGAAAGGTTTCTCTCCAATAGAACAACCAATTGGAGGGCGGATTACTTTATCTCTAGACTTAGCATTTGAAAGACAATGGAATGATTCTCAGCGAGGGACTTTACCTTCTTTATCTCTAGAATATGTATCACAATTACTCTTTCAAGAAGGTAAAGTAAAGAAAAGCAAATTTACTGATAAAAACGAGTTCTTTCGTAGAGGATGGCTAGAAGATACAGAAGTATATCTTGAATATGCTTTAGTAGATGTAGAATTGTTAGTTAGGATAGATGAAACTAATTATTGTAGTGAAGCCATTCTATCTCTACAAAGACTACTAAAAGCACCATTCGATGCTTGTTTCTACGCTTCTCATATGGGTAGCATTTACTTTATGAGAAATGCTTGGTGGAAAGCACCAACGGGAGATAGAAATGTAGATAGGAAGGAATATGATGGGGCTATGATTTATGACCCTCTTAGTGAAAATACTAATGGTCTACATCTTA